TATTAGAATCGATAAAGAACCCACCAGAGATTATCAATCTTATTTTAAAGTATCAGTCATTAAAGAAAGAATTATCAACGTATGTTGTAGCATTCTTAGAATATATGGATGAACAAGATCGTGTGCATTCTAACTTTAAGTTATTTGGTACTGCTACTGGAAGAAGAAGTTCTGCTGGGCCTAATATTCAAAATCTACCTGCTAGAAAAGGTAGAGACTTTAGAAGAGTAATAGTTGCTAGACCAGGATATGTATTATGTGAAATTGACTATAGTGGTGCTGAACTTAGGGCCTTACAAGAATATAGTGGTGATATACAACTACGAACCGATTTACTTGAATCATCGCCACATGATGAGATGGCTTTAGTATTATATGGTATGCATTTTAGTAAACAGCAGCGCATCAGAGCGAAAGCCGCATTATTTGGTTGGGCTTATGGTAGAACTGCAGAGTCATTATCTGAAGAGCACGATATACCATTAGCAGAAGCTAGAAAGATATTTGATGGACTAGCTAAACGTTATCCATTAGCACAGGAGTATCTTGATCAATGTGAAGTCGATGCAAGAGAAGGTAATACGATAAGAACTGTTATTGGTAGAGCTAAAAGACCTGGTTTAGTTACTTCACAATCAGTAGGTAATGTAGTTAATGAGTACAAGAACTACAGAATGCAATCTACCATATCTGATTTTATTCTTGGCAGTATTATTGATCTTGACAAGAGAGATATGATTTCTGATAAGGAGATCTATATTGTAGATGAAGTACATGATAGTATTTTATTTGAAATACTTGATGATGATGAAGTGCTAGAAAGAATTACTTCACAGGTTGCTGAAATTATGGCTGAACAACCTAAGAAATTAGCTGGTTGGACATTGCCATTTAGAAGTGATGTTGAGGTAGGCTATAATTGGAAAGATATTGTGGACTTAGAAGATTTTGCGAAAGCAAGACCTTATCTAAAAAGTGGCATGACTGCTAAGCAGGTTAAGAAGGAGATTTTATGCGCATAACAAATAGAGAAGAGAGGCAAATACCTTTTGATATACAAAAGATTCGAGGAGCTATTGAGAGCGCTTGTGTAGCGATAGGTAAATCGTTTACAGATAATAATATGGAGATGTTATTATCTGAAATAGAAGAAACAGTTGAAGGTATGTATGAAGCTGATAACAAGGTGACTATCGATGACATCCAAGAAGTAGTGATATTTACTTTAATGAATTACGACTTCAGTAAACTTGTAGCTAAAGAGTATGTGATCTTTATGTATATCAAGGACATGAGAAGAAGTACCACAAATAAAGATCAGTTGCTGAGTGATGATTTTTACAGTTACTATAAGCGACAACAACCACCTATGACTGTATTAGGTAATTTTGTTTATATTAGAACATACGCGAGGTTCCTTAGTGAGGAATCTAGAAGAGAATTCTGGTGGGAGGTAGTTAAACGATCAGTAGAGTATAACTGTAGTTTAGCTGCTACTCCTAAGTCAGAAGCGGAAGAATTGTTTGATAACATCTTTAACTTGAGACAGTTCTTATCAGGTAGAACTCATTGGGTAGGAGGTACTGAAGTTGCAAATAAATATCCTATTGCTAATTATAACTGTGCTTTTGATATTATTGATGGTTATAGTGTATATAGAGATTTATTCTATATACTAATGGTTGGTGTTGGTGGAGGTTTAAGGGTAAGAAAGAATGATGTAGCAAAGTTACCACCTATCAGAACAAATGTAAATATCTTCCACGAAGAGTTTGATTCTATTGAACCTATAAAAAGAGAAGAATATACATCGCTCAATGTATGTGGTACTTTAGCAACTATCGTAATTGGTGATAGTAAAGAAGGATGGGCGGAAGCTATTGATATATTTTTCAAATTATTAAGTAGTCATATGTATAGAAAAATTAACATGATTAGTATTGATTACAATAACATAAGAATTAAAGGTGAAAGATTAAAGACTTTTGGTGGCTATGCTAGTGGTCATGAAAGTATATTAACAATGTTTCAAAAGATATGGAAAACCCTACAAAGAAGGGCTATACTTGAAAGTTCAGATACGATAGTGCCTCACTCAATAGATTGTGCAGATATCGCTAACATCATCGGAGAGAATGTAGTCGCTGGAGGAGTAAGAAGAACTTCCGAAATGATTATGTTTGATCATGATGATAAAGAAATGTTAAATGCAAAGGTAGATTTATATGATGCAAACTATAAGATTGATAAAGAGATTGCACATAGACAAATGAGTAATAATTCTGTTTACTATACCTCTAAACCAACATTCGAAGCATTAGTGCAACACATTAAACGTATGCGACATACTGGTGAACCTGGTATAGTAAATGAGAGCGCTGCTAGTAAGAGAAGACAAAACTTTAATGGTGTAAATCCATGTGGTGAGATCTTGTTAGACAGAAAAGGTTTATGTAATTTAACGACAGTTAATGTTATGGCATTTGTTGTAGATGGTAAGCTAAATAGAGAAAAGGTAAAACGTGCTTTTTATCTTAGTGCTAGAGCAGGTTATAGAATGACATGTGTAGATTTAGAATTGTCAGAGTGGAATCAAGTACAGAAGAGAGATAAGCTTATTGGATGTTCATTAACTGGATGGCAAGATATGGTAAATGCTACTGGTTTAGATACAGCTGATCAAGTTAGTTTATTGCAAGAACTTAGAACTGTAGTACATGAATCAGCTACTGAATATGCAGAACAGTTAAGAATGGAAGTACCAATATTAATGACCACAGTGAAGCCGGAAGGTACATTATCACAACTACCTACAGTTTCAAGTGGTGTACATTATTCACACTCACCTTATTATTTAAGAAGAGTAAGAATTAGTGCTGATGATCCATTATTAAAGGTATGCGAGAATTTAAATTATCCAATACATGTCGAAGTCGGCCAGGAGTTAGAAACATGTGACACTAAAGTAGTTGAGTTCCCAGTTAAAGCACCAGGAGGAATTACTAAGGCTGATATCTCAGCACTCGCTCAGTTAGATAATTACTTAATGTTTATGGAGCACTATGTAGATCATAACTGTTCAATTACAATTCATGTACGAGATAATGAGTGGAATGAACTAACACAAGCTATCTATGATAATTGGGACGACATTATTGGTATTACGTTAATACCTTACTCAGACGCCGTTTATCAACTATTACCTTATGAAGAAATTACTAAAGAGGAATTTGAACAGCGTTCAAGGGATTTAGTACCAATTACCCCTTCTATGCTTCGTAAGTACGAGAAGCATGAAGAACTACATGATGTAGGTAGTGATTGTGAGAGTGGCGCATGTCCAGTAAGATAGAATGTTGTAAGAAATGTAAGTTAAGGACGGAGAGTGGCGATTGCCATTCTACCTGTCCTAGTTATATATCAGAGAAGGCATCACTTAATGCATTACGTGAAATGCGTAACATGAAATCTCAACGAATTGGGAGACTTGATTGTATAACTAAAGATGGTGCACGAAAGGCAAGAAAGAAGGCAAGAAGATGAGGAAGATTATTTTAATTGTGGTACTTTCTTTAATCCTGTGTTTCATTAATAACTTTGCATTACGTCATAATCTAGACATTATGATTGAGAACAATGAGGAGTTAATAGTCTATACAGAGGTATTAGAAGATAGAGAAGAATCACTTAGAGAGAATATTGATGAAATAGAAGCTTTGAAAGCTACTGAAATCAACGCTTTGGAAGCTAGCCTTGACGAAATGGTGGCAAAAGTAGGTAGCCTGGAACATGAGAAAGAAGTGTCGGAGACTTGGTACAAAGTTACAGGAGTAGTTACATCATACTCACCTTATGATAATCAGAGTGGCATTGAGGCAGATGAGAATCCAAATGTTACATCAACAGGAGTTGCTCCCGGAACTGGTTACTTCGCAGTTGATCCAGAACGTATACCTTACGGTAGTAAGATTAGAATTATATATGGGGATGGAACAGTGGAGGAAGGGATCGCGGCCGATACTGGTGGAACTATGAGAAATAGTAAATTATACCATGTTGATGTGTTCCGGCAGACATATGAAGAAACCTTACAATTTGGCTTAAAAACAGTCACTATATGTTGGTCGCCCAATGAGAAATTTGATTAAAAAGAAAGACCCTATGTTAGGGTCTTATTTTTTGTCTTATTCTTTATTCTTTATTCTTAAATTTGGCTATTTGTATTTGTCCCTGACTTATAAGAGTTGCTAGACCACAAGCTAAAATACCTTGGAGTATTACCTCAGTAATTTCCTGCTTACTTCCTAGAGAGTAATAACCAAATGACAATAAAATACCAAGTACCAATAATACTACTGGTATAAGTTCGTCTGGTAACTTCTTAGTTGGTTTCAACACTAACCATCCTACGATGTATAGTGCAATACCAATTAGAATACTTGGTTCCTTAATGAACTGCCAAACTAAATCAATTAAATCTTTTATTTCCATAACTCCTCCTCTTGTTTCTATTTTGGAATGAATTGCGATATAACATAGGCTTGTATAATGCCAAATATTGTAGCAAGCATTAATCCTATAATTGTATATCCCAACCATTTAACTACCTTGTTAACTGTAATTGCTGGCCTATTTTGTAATTCCATTATCTTTTCACCCTGCTCTTTCTGTATTTGAAATATCTCTATATCAGCACTAAGTAATTGTTCAATGGAATTGTTCGTCAATGCTACCTGCGTATGAATTGAGTTTACTACCTTAGTCAGTTCATTTATGTTATCTAATTTTTCAGAATTTATTTTACTTCTTCCATTAGCTTCTAAAGCAATTACTGTTGTCTCTTTCATCCCCTTTTCTAATGAGCTAAATCGCTGTTCATGAATGGTAAATAGTTTATCATGATCCATACCCACACTCCTTAGTTCAAATATTTTGCCTTCTCATACTTATATAGCATAGTCCAGATCTCTTCTCGCGTAACTGGATCTTTTGGTCGATCACCATCACTGATATCATTTCGCATTGCCCAAGCACGTGGTTCTATTGCCCATTCAGAAATATCTTCTAGACCTTCTAAATATGGAATAGGGTCTACACAGTATTTAGGAACATTAGTTCTACCATTAACCGTTACCCTTTCCCAAAAATCATTTCCATAAGGTACATTTCGAATTTCAAAATGAAGATGCGTTCCCATATTACGCCAGGTTGGTGAATTGCCCATAAAACCAATAATTTGACCTTCTGTAACTTCTTCACCAACTACTACTTTCCTCACATCTAAATGACAATACACACTACAATGGTCACCATGATTAAGTACTACATAATTACCATAGCCATCGGGATTATCTTTTGATACTTCGACAATTCCTTTTCTGTAGGCTTTAACATTGTTGCCGTTTATATTAGCAGGTGTGGCCCCAAAGTCTACACCGTAATGCCATAAATCAGATTTTCTCTCTCCATAAGGAGATGTAACTCTAATAACATCTACTGGATACATTCCATCACCGTCCTTATATAATGACTCTCTCTTGCAATGGGGTCCCAATGAACTTTTATTGCTAAGTTACTTGTTAATCCATTACTTCCTACCATAGTCCTATCATTAATAATCATAGGCTCTATTAATAAATCAATCTGTTTCCAAGTAGGCTCTTGTCCCTCGACATGATAATATTTCTTAGCATATCTTTCACCTGCCCTTACAACTATCTTCTCAGCTGTAAATTTTTTAGGCAATCTAAAATAACCATAGCCTGTTTTTAAATCTGGACCATCTTCAAAAATGTCATGTGAATTCATCTTAATGAAATCATAAGTCTGATTAATAGATGGGTAACAATCAAATTCTGCAAAGTACCAAATATACCACTGTGCAATTAGGCCTAGTATTCTTGGCGATACAGATGATGTCTGACTATATCTTACACCCATACTTGGTATTAAATAATTATCAATACCAACACACACTACATCCCCATAACTCCAACTAGAAAAATCTCTTGGCACTAAATTTTCATCAACTGCACCTATTGCACACCAGAACTCTTGACGCGCTGACCATGCTTCTCCCTGATCACCATCATTACCTGCTGAGGTCATCATAAATGCATGTTCAGCGATATCATCCTCTAGCCACGGAGAATAAGACTTAGTTGCAGACATATTAACTAACACAATTTTATCATCGTGTGTACGATTATATTCTATCAACCACTCAAAACCTTTAACTTCTGCAGGGAGTAAATATATCTCCGCATTTGGTACTGCCATCCTAAATGCTTCAACACTTTTCTCTGAATGTTTACTAGCAGGGTAGGTAGTAGAGAATGGAACTGGTTTAATTGCATCCTCATTACCATTGTCATATAGTTCAAAGATAGCTGATTTAATAATTCTATTTTCATTACGTTCTCTAAGATTCATTTTAAACCCCCAATACTATTTTATTTATCTTTTGAAATATAGGTCTCCCTAAAAAAGTACTTGTAATAAAGTAAGTACTTATAGATAAACATGTTAATACAATAGCAAGATCTACCATTACGCCCCACCACCTAATACAACAATTCTTTCATTGATTAATACAACACACTCAGCTTTATCCACCTCTGTAAAATCCTTAAATTTTACAATTGTCATATCTAGACCATTGTCGCGCATAAATTCAAGTCTTGTAATGACAGCTTCCGCTTTAATTTGTTTTTGCATCATTTCGTTAGTAGTCATTAACCCCACATCCCTCCATCTTCTAATAGCATACCAAAGTAATAGTCGCGATCTGTGTTTGCATCAGCCAACTCAACCTCTAGCTCATATCTACACTTATCAGGACTTGTTTCATTAATCCTTAAGTATGCGTCTTTCGCCGCCAACGCTTCAACACTATCAGCGCCGAGCATTTTTTCTAACTCTAGATACTCGGTATACGCTTCTTGTTTATTGAATAAAGCACTTTGTAATTCTTGTTGTTGTAAGATATAACTTTCAGACGGAACGATAGTATAAACTGAGATATAAACAAGATCACCATTTTCATCTGTTGCTTGCTCATCACCGATCATAACAGGATCGTCTCTTAGATATGTCATAACAAACGCTTCTTCAATTATTTTTTCAATTGTTTTTCCATCGTTTTTTAATTCATACCATCCGACTTTATGTTTTTCTGGTTCGTTAAATTTAACTGCTATTCTCATGTGTCACCTCCTAAATTATCCTACTGTAATTTTGTGTCAATGCTGACGTTGCGTATATTTCAAAACTTTCATAATATGGAATCTTTAATGATTCAAGCGCAAGCCCCAGTACTGTTGTATCGTGGTCAAGCAAGGTAACAGTGTCTATGATAATTTTCGTGTTTGCTTGTATACCTAATGTTGATAGCTCGCCTCTTCCAGTGTCACTTAACTGTAATGAATATCCACTTGCCGCAGATAGATTAGCCGTAAGTATTGCTGCTTTTTCATCTCTATCAGTATGCTGTATAATCGCCCCATTTGATAGTGAGTTAGACAATAATCTATATCCAGTGTTAAAGTTTATTTCTACTCTTGCGCCTGATATATTCGTTACATATTCACCATCTACTTCTAATGATGTTCCGCCTTCTGTTTTATAAAAATGTATAATCCCACTTCCTACATGAGAAATTAACTCTTGTGTATATATCGTACCTGGTGTCGCTATTGGTTCGCCATTTTTATTCATGTCAGGAGTAAATAAATTTTCTTTTGTTATAAATCCTTCATAAACTTTATAATCATCAGGATTATTCATTTTCAGAATAGTATCATTTAACGTTACCGGAGAAGCAAATAACACTTTAAATTTAATAGGATTCTTTTTAATGTACTCAACAAAACCTGCTGCATCAACCGTATTTAATGCCGATTCTGGAATAGCTATGAATAAGTTGTCAGTACCATTTATAGTAAATCCTCTACCTGTTAAAGCACCCGTAGAACTTCTAGCATCATAATCACCAATACCATCATTACCAATTGCAAAACCAATTGCTATGGTATTATCATTATAGTAATTATTCGCATCTAAGTATGCAGGTAATCTCATTAAAGCTAAGTCGTTGTTTAATCCTTGACCACTGGCAAACGTTGTGTAAGTTTCTGAGCCATCTAATATTACAGTATGACTGATTAATTTTTCAACTATAGTATCTTTTGTTCCTTCTGGTATCTCTGTTAATAATTTTAATTCTTCATCCCATGTTGCATTGGTAAGACTAGGGATTACATACCCATCAACAACAGTACTATAATGCTCATTTAAAACATATTCTCCGACACCAACTACTACATCTTTCAACTTAGGATCTTTTATAATTTCATTGGCACCAGTGTATTGTTGTGCCCACGCAGTATATCCGCCGCCTCTAGCGGCGAAATAAAAAGCCGTTCCACGATCTATAAAATCATGCATACCAGCTTCTAATTCTGTAACTGGTTCAGTTAAGGCATAGTCAGAATATACATTTAGTGCTCCCGCACCATTTCTTTTCATAGTAATATTACCACCAGTTATCAGTGATGTAATATCGATAGAAAATTTAGGATCGTCAGCTGTTGGTGTAGTTACTGAAATTTCTTGTAATGATAATGTGTAAGGACTAAAAAATGCAAGCTGTGCTAAACCATTGTCATTCGATACTAACTGTACACTAGTACCATCATACACAAATTTATAGATACCACCACTTTTTAACTGATTAGTGGATAAGTCTTGACCATCAACATTTTTAAGATCTTTTACGCCTAAACTATTAATATTAATTGTAGAGGCACCAGTGTTATTGTTTGTTACTTTCATACTAAATGATAGGCCTTCATCATATGAAGTTATACCACTTAAGGTTACAAGGTATGCATCAGCAACTCCCGTATCAGTACCATATAATCCCTGTTCTACTGTTACAAAATCTTTTACGGGAATAATTGCCTGCCATGTATTATTAATATGAATTAATTGTACGGCTGCACCTGTTGGGAATTCTCCTGCCTTAACATTAGTCCCATCAGATTTTACTAATGGCTTCGCACCTAAACTGTTTAAATTAAATGTTGGGTCATCTCCACTATCTACATGAATAACTGCCGTAACTGCAGTTCCCTCCTGCAATAAACTAATATCTGGAATAGTTAAGGTATATGCTAAGCTCGTACCCGAAGTATCCCCTGTTGGTGAGGCTTGATTCCAGATAGCTAGACTATTTGATTCCCACCTATTCAAATCATCTATTGTAGTTACATCTGTCTCTGTCCAATTAATTTTGGGCGAGCTCCAATAAATATTTGCCATTATATCACTCCTTTACTATCTTTCCTCTTACTTCGGATTCAAGACCTCCTGCATAAGATAACTCTTGACTAATCAACATATATTCTTTCTCATTTGCAACTATTTTACTGCCCGGAAGTAAATTAACATGTCCTCGAGTATCCATATCAATATCCTGCTCCTGTAAACCATATCTAGACAATAATTCTGTCGCTAAAGCGCTTGCATATGTTTCATTTTGTACTAACGTTAAATCTGTTACAGGAATATTAATTAAACCAGCATCAGCTATCTCTATTGGATCTGATGCAGTTACTGTTTTTAAGGAAGTCTCCTGTAAATAATATCCATCTATTGTTAATAAAGTAATATCTTCAGATACTCCTCCAGCATTAGTAAAGTCTATTACAACGCCCCAAGAATACGTCTCAACTACACTGTGTGTAATATTTGGGCCTGCAGTTAAATTAACAGTTATATCAGATCTGACTGCATTATTGTTATACTGAATCTCTTGACGTATTGTGGTACTTGCCGGAATACTAACTACAGTTGTATCATTAAATACTTCCTGTAATGTTGTGTATTGATATGTTCTATATTGCACCTGTACCTGATTTGCTTGATCTACCCAACCTAAGGGATAATCGGTTGCAAATATATTCGTACTATCACTAAACTTAAATTTTACTTCTGTTGTGGGTTGAGTATTCTCAATAATATATTTATCATCTCTATCTACAGTTACATTAGCTAAACTATTTCTTGCCAATTTTTGTAATGCACTTCTATGAGAGCCTTTTTCAAACCATAAGAAAGGAAATATTATAGAAGTAAATGTTGGGTCAATATAATACTCAGAAGGAGAAAGACCATAATCAATAAATATATTCTCGAAAGCATCATATAATGTGACATCTGTTTGTACATTAATATTATACTCTGTAGTGCGTAATACCTCTAACAGATCTCTTGCAATTATCTGTGCAATATTTTCTTGACGTTTTACCTTCCAGTTATATGAGTAGAAAGTTCCTAATGGATACCAAACTGTATCTCCTGGAGCCCTATCAACACCGAACCAAACTTTAATTCGCCTGTTCTTTTTAAGTTCTTGTGATACTGGAGAATCAGGATTCTGTACATCAAATCTTCGATCCTCATCTTTTAATTGTATTGTTATCTCATCCGTAGATACAGCACCTATTGGTAAATTACCATCTGTGTAATATAATTCCTCAAGATAGTTAATACTAACTACAGTGTCATCAAAGAATAAATCTTTTGCAGAAGTACCAAATTCAACTAATCTTGCCACCGTATTAGGACGACTAATTTTATTGATTGTTAATTCTATTTTGGTACTTGCAAATGAAGTACCACTTAAATTGTCTATCCAGTTTGCTAAAGTATTTCCGACTACTGTATTACTATATACTTCTGTAACACCATCGAAGGCTTTTACTGTAAAGTCTACTGGATAAACGCCTACTTTCTCATCACCTACAATTTGTACTGATAGTGTAAGTCTTGATGAGTAATCTAAAGTAATTACAGGAGGTGTTGTAAACTCACCATTTAAGTCACTCAGTGAACTACTCCACCAACCAATTTCACGTGCATCTGGATCTGTAGATATAAAACTAAATCCACTACCTATTGGCCCAGAACCAAATGAAAACCACTTCCTGTCTGCCTCTAAAATTCCGTTTGCTACCTGATCTTTATTAACTGCTGTATTTGTATCTGGCGCTGTTACTGTACTGGGTAACTCTTCTTGGAAAGGAGTTAAGTAAGTTATTTCGACCTTACTTTGAATGATTCTACTCGGAGAAATCATTAAAGCCCAATCATCTATAACCCCCACATTAAATTCAAGGACTTTAGCTCTTGAACCTACCTTATTCAGTTCTAATACCTGCACCTCTACTTTTGCTACATTGTCAACCGAGCCTGTATTATAAGCCATATGTAGCTTACTATTTGCAACAGTTATATTTAATAATTCTGTGTCAATTGAATCAAAATATCTCACTCTAAGCTGTGTAGCGAAATTAAATGCCTTATCATCAAAATCAAGAAAAATAGAATCAACTGTTCTTGCTGAAAATGTTAATGTTAATGTTAAAGGTGATGAAAAAACTCCTCCAGCACCTGAAAATTCTTCACTCCACACACCCATTGATATTGTAGAGAAGTCTACAGGTAAGAAATGTAACTGACCTGTAAGATCTTCTCCCATATCAAACCATTTATAAGTAGGCGATAAGACTGTATCGATAGCCTGATCGGGATCTGTATTAGTGTTGTAGTTTGTAGCTACTATTGTTAATTCACTTGGATCTAATCTTCTAGATACTACTGCCATCTATATCACCTACTGTTCAATTAAATTAAATGTGAAGTTCTTATAATACCAACCGCTTAATCCACCCCGCCTATGCAAAGTAGAATTTAATTCACCTACATAGATAGTAAATACCTCAACACCTGTGTGGTTATCAATAGTTAATTCAAAGAAGGTATCATCTGAGAAATAAATTAAATCTAATATGGTTTGTAAATCAGTACCACTAATAATATCATACACGAAGAAGAACTTTTGCTTCCGCGCAATTCTGTCCTTTGTCATGGTACCATCAGCAGTTCTACCACCCTTAGATAATTCAAATCTTCCTCGTTTAATACCTTCTGGATTATTGGGAGTTTTTATCTTTGTACCATTAATTAAAATGTCCACTAAATATCCCTCCTCTTATCTTCTTGAACTCTTACAACTTCCATACGTCGGTTAAGTTTCCTTAAGTCAGTATCATCAATAACTAACGTCTGCACCATCATTACTGGACGTCCGCCTTCTGCTCCTCCCATCTCAGCCGCTACAGCTTCTGCGAAAGGCTTCATAGCTGAGGTATTTTGTAATGGAATTACGGCCTCTTGTCGATTACCTTCACCACCACGGAATAGAGAATCTTTGTTGATTATCCCGCCATTAGCAAATGCCGGAATTCCTATTGGAACGCCTACTCCAGGAGCTGGAATAAATCCAGGAGTATTTCCATCAATACCAAATGCTGGTGCATTCAATATATCAAATATTGATTTTGGCATATTATCTACAGCTTCTTCCATCGCATCAATTGCACCTCCGAATGCATCACTTACCATATCTCCTAAGCCCGAAAACCAATCTTCAATTTTTGAAAATAGATTTATATCAAACGCTTCAAAGATATTATCTATGCCAGTTTTAATAGCATCGGGGATACTTGAAATAATTTCTGAAATTCTTTCAGGAAGTTCTTGGAAACCAGTTATGATGTTTTCTTTATTCTCTGTCCAATAACCTTTCATTATATCTAAAGATTCTTGAAGTCTTGCCTTAACCAAAGGCATTGAGAACATAGACTTTAATGTTTCTAAGAATACACCTACAGATAATTTAATATCTGCATTGTTCTCAAAGAACTGAAGTCTTATATTTTCAAGACTTAGTGCTAATTGTTCTTTTACACCTAGCATCTCAAATGCAGTTGCTAGATCATCAAAGAAGGTATCAACACCATTTTTAATCTCTGCCGTTTTTACAGTAAAGTTAAGTACAAGATTACCCAAAGTTGAGGTAGTAGTGTTCTTCACTTTTGCCCAACCTTCAGAGAACTTAGTATCTAAATTTGTAACAAAGGTAGCTGCCTCTAATAACCAATTACCAAACCCAGCTGTTAATTCATTAGTTGACTCTTCAATGAATCCTTTTAGATTTGCCATAGATGTAGCAAACTTAAAAATAGTTGCTAGTTCTAATTCTGTATCTATAGCCTTATCACTAATGACTCCCATGTTGAAATTAAATATTGCTGCTACACTATCCCAAGCAGCTTTCCAATCAACAACAATACCTTCTTCAGCTACTTGGAACGCTTCACTGATTCTTAATAAAGCTGTATCTAATTCTGCTACTGGAGATGGTGGGAATGGTGGCCATTCGAACATAGGTAATGCAATGACCATACCCTCTAATTCTAGTTTAAAACGATCAATTTTCTCAATCGCCTGGTCAAATACGCTATCATCAAATATATCTTCTGACACTGGTCCAACGATACCACTAAAATCAATATCACCTAATCCAGCCTGGTCAGGGATTGTAATTAATTCATCAAATGGTGCCAAGAACTTTTCTAATTGGTCAGCAGCGTCTTCGGCCTCATCGCCAATGTTGTTTATTTGATCTGCCCAATCTCCAAATTCATTTGATACATCACCCATTTGATCTGTATTTTCTACAGTTAAGCCAAATACTTCGGCTATCTTATTTTTCATTTTCTCGAACCATTGAACTACCTTCTCTGAAGATAATGCCAGTCCGAGTAGTGCTACTGCAACTGCTGTTATTACTGCTACAATTGGATGTGCTGTAAGGAATGTTATTAATGTTTTAATAGCACCACTTAAACTTGTTATCCATGTAGCTGCTACACTAGCAACCTTCAAAGCTGCAATTGCTTTTGCTAAAAGGTTTACTGCTGCGGCGACTGTTGCAGAAATGACTAGTTTTGCTATAGCTGTTGAAAGAAGTACCACAAATACTTTATTCTGTAATGCAAACTTAGCCAACTCAGCTAGAGCAGTTACTACAATAGACAATGCTTTCGCTACGGCTGTAAGTCCAGCTATAAACGAAACACCTACTGCTTTTATTAAAGGTTTGATGGCAGTCAATAAATCTCCAACTGCTCTACCTACATCTTTTATACTATTGACAAATATTTCTAAAGTTTTTGCTACTGCCGGAGAGAATATTGCACTAAAGAAGCCCTTAGCTCCTTGTGTTTTGGTAATTTCTCTAAGTCCCTGTACAGTGACTAAAAATTCTTCTGCACGAGCTTTGATATCCTCAAATAATGGAGCAGTTATATCTCGACCGATAAATAACAAGTTATCTTTAATGGTACTTATTAATCCACCTAATGTTCTAGACATTTGTTCTGCTAAACCACTAAATCTTTTATCCATACCTGTCAAAATTGCAGTTATTGCTTTCTCCGCAGGTATCTTTAAAGCACCAATATTACGAATCTGATCTTCGGTTAATTCTAACTCCTCTTTTAATATATCTTGAATAGGTATATTTAAAACTGCTAAAGACCTAATCTCTCTAGCAGATAATTTACCCATTGCCCTAATCTTACCAAAAACTTGTGTTGCCTTCACAAGTTGTTCATTTCCACCACCGGCGGCTGAAATTGTATCAGTTAAGGTTCTCAATACTGGGATGACTTCTCTAGCAGAAAATCCCATAGCTAATAGTTGTTGAGCACCTTGTCTCAACGGTTCTATTTGTACGGGAGTAACTGCAGCCATATCTTCTAAGGCAGACAAGAACTCTTTTGCTCTTGTATCACTACCTAATAATTGCCCAAATGCAATAGCGGCTTTCTCCATTTCGATGGAGAAGTCGGTGACAGCCTTTATGACATCTTTTATTGTACGTAGTAGATTATGGAATGCTTGTGATATCAAGATTCCTGTAACTACTCTTGAGATATCTTTTACTGCCTTTCTTGTTGTATTATTGAAATCCTTCATAGCATTTTCAGAATTTTTTATCGAAGGCGTAACATTTTTCTTCCACAGACCTGACATTGTCTTGGACGCTGTTTTAAGATCTGAAACGGCTTTTTTAAGATTCGTAGAGAACTTAGCGGTATTTAACCCTAGCTCTGACATCAATGAACTTACGAAAAAATCAGCCATTAATTCACCTCCTTAGAAGTTCTTAACTTGGTCTATATAGACCACTTCTTCTGCTTCAGCTTCTTTGGTTTTGTTATTTGGATCTTTAAAATATCCATGCACATCTAACAAAGCGCTGAGTTTTCTAGGTGTACATTGCCAAAAGGTTTTCTCTGACATTTTAAGTACAACTGTACCCGTGTAATAGAGAACTCTCCAATCCCACGGGTCATCATACTTACCTAATCCTGCTTTTTTACTATCTCATCGACTTCTCTGTCAACTACTTCTTCAGCTTCTGGCATTGATGTTTTAATAGCATCAACTAAAGCCTGCTGAATACCTTGGATATTATCAAGTCTTAGTAACTTTCCAATACCAACAGGCGTGATAGACATCTTCTCAGTCTCTTCATCAAGATATCTGTGAGATGTGCCTGCCCAAATAAGATCTCTTAACTTCTTAATTGAGCCGGAATCGATAGCTTCAAATACAGCATCTATATTTTCATATTTATCTTCGATCAATGCAAATGCATTAAAATCAAAGATCAATTCAACTTCTTCTCCACCTAAGTTTAACTTAGTTTTTCTTGGTTTTACATCTTCTAGATTACTCATAACTTAACTCCTCCTCAAAAGTAATTATGCAGTTGTAAATTTAACTACTCCAACAGCCGCGATTGGGTTACCTGATAAATCAGTAACAGCAGTTGTAATAATTAATTGGTACTCAGTCAATGCAGATAGAGCACTATCTGGATTTAAAGTAACCACAGTATCAGTCTTAGTTAACTCATATGGAACAGGTGTACCTGTTGCATAATCTGTTAAGATGAAGTTCTCATCAATCAATGTTGCTTTATCCATATTCTCATTAAATGTAATGACAATATCATCACCTACAGCAACGCCCGTTGCAGCATCAGCTGGAACAGTTGTGAATGTTGGTGCAGTAGTATCTCCAGAAGTACCATATACACTATTAAACCAATCATCGATTGTTGATTGAGGTACGTTTGGATCGTCACTATCAGCTTCAGCTTCCCAATCACCCGTACTCTCTAATTTTACAAAAGTACCAATCATCATGTCGTGCTGGAAGTTAATAGTTTCACCTTTTGTTTCACTGTTATCTTCAGGTTCTCTGAATTTAACTTTGTACAACCACTTGTAGCGATACTCACCATTAGATTTTAGTGATCTAAAACCAACAGCAACGAAAGGAGGAACTGCATCACCCTTTCTCAATAAAACACCACCAGTGTATTCATGTCCTAATAACACTGCTTTTACTTCTGAAGAAATCTCACCTATCTCTAAGTTGAATTCAGATTGACCAATCGTAACTGCTACGTCAGATGGTCCATCGTCTAAGAAGTCTGTTGCAGAACTTGCATTAGGATTAATATTTGCCACAGCGGCACCTACTAATGGAGCAATCGTTCCATATGTTGGTACTCCACTAACTGGATCACTAGTCAATGGTGCATATACGACGTCTTTTAAACCTATTCTTGACATTTAATCCTCCTTATTTGGGTACAGAAACGTTTAAATTAAAAGCAAAGTAAGTACGTTGTTGTTCGTCCTTTTTTAGCTTGAATGGGGTACCTAATACAAATTTGTAATCAGACCCATCAATAGTGATAATTCCTGACCCATCATCTGCATCTAGGGAATCATGACAATTCCAACTATCATTAAATGATTGATCATAACTACTCCTACAAACTACTTGAAAAGAACGTACTTGACTCCTCGCAATAGCAGGAGTCGGTACTGGAGTAGTTTCATAAATTGCTGTAGCTCTATCAGGTTCATCTAAAATGATATCTTTTTGTGGATCTCCCACAATAGATCCCTCAGCGACCAAAAAATCTAATAATATTTGAATAAAATCTCTCATGGTCTCACCTTTCGCAATCCATTTGCTAACCCTTCTCTTAATCTATTTAAGTTCCTTATAAAAGGATCTCGCAGGAATTTTGACTTTCCTACGGGATGCTCTAAACTTAAGTCTTCATGCATTCTCAGCATATAATCATTTGTTGAGATACCTGTTTTTGGATTTACTTGAGCATTTGGACCACCATATCCAAATTGTATCTTACCATTAACATTCTCAGTATCAATTATAAACTGAGCACTTGCTAATGTACCACTCACCTTAGGTACCTCTAATTCACTCTCTCTTAATATTTCTTCAGCTAAATCTTTATTGGTCTTCCTACCTTGAGTTTTTGCTTTAATAAGGTAACGTGTTAGTTTAACACTAAACTCCTTGATATCACTCGACTTAATAAAATCACTCATACTATAAATGCCTCTACAAGATATGGTAGTCCTGTAGGTGGATCATAATAAATATTTCGTAACTTTACAAGTCGAGCAATATCATGAGGAGGAGTTAACCTATCACCTTCTTGAACATCTACGTGAGTCTCGTCAAGATATATGGTACTTTTTGCCATTATCTCTTCATCCTCACCAGTTATTCTAATCTTCTTACCTTCAGCAACATACCCTTTAATAGTAACTGGAGCAGCATACGTGTAATCACCCGTATTTGATTTTGATATTACGGCCTCCCATAGAATATCTATGTTCATCCATTCCTTTAGACAAGGATCCATCAGTAAACTCCATACTTGTTATCCATCATACCCACATCAAAGATTGGATCATGAATATCGTCAGATTGTGTAGGTACACCTTGACCATCTTCTATAATCTCTGTTTGAAGTTCTTTCAAAACTCCTTGATAGTGTTCATATTGCTTCTCCAGATCAAGTCTGGCAGGACCAATTTTCTTATTGACTCTTCTAGCTAATACTTTAAGTATAGCTCTGGTGGAGTTATAAGCTGCTTTTAAAAGAGAATCTGTTTGGGAAATCTCAAAAGCGACTTCCTCATCAGTTAATAGTTGATCTAATGTATTTGTGTCTCCACATTTGTATCTTACATAATCTAGATCAGAAGCTGCTGGGTCACCACTATAGTTCCAAGCCATCTAATCACCTACTTTCCTGATATTGGTTTTACTACCTTTTTCGCTACCGGTTTATCCGGTTTCTCTACTTTCGCTACTTTCACAGTGGTAGTTGACTGTTTCGCGACTGTAGGATTCTTGGCTGTTACTTTTTTCTTCTTAGTGGTTTTCTTACCACCACCTCCAAGAGGTTTTGATTCGATCAATTTTAATTTGCGTCTGATTAAAATAGGTAAATGGTAGAACGCCATCTCTGACATCTCTACCTTTTCACCTCTTCTCTTAACACCATGTCTAGGAATTCTAGCATCTGCTAAGAGAGTATACGTATTAAATTTATAACCCATAAGCTACTTACGCAGTTACAAGTAAATCATAGAAGAATACGCCCAAATCATCAGCAATTACTTTATGATCAAATGCATTGTCGATTTCGATTCTCTCAGTACCTTCACCAAGGTTAGGCATTGGAATCTTTCTGATTCTATTTCCGAATGCACCAGCGCCAAGTAAGCCAGTCCATGCGAATGTATATCCAGCCGATGGTTTTCTTAAACCAGGACTCTTTTCAACGTACAATAACAATGCTCCACCAGACATAATAAATCCAGTACTTTCTGTTTCGCCTTTAGCAGCTGAATTAACAACTCCCCAAGCTACATATACGTTTTGAACTTCGAACAAAGAAGCTAAAATATCAGTAGTTACAACACCTCTTTGAGTGTACTTAATTCTGTCAAGTACCACTTCATTGTTCTTAACAGCTTTAAATGTGTCAGACGCTAATACTAATGTATTAGGTTTCTTACCAGTTAAGCCAGCAACTGTGATAATGTATGTTTGAATATCATCGATTGGATTAGCATTAACTAAGTCAGCCCATGATAAAACTTCATTTGCACCAGGAGTTGTAGCAACACCTTGAACATCTGTTGCCCATACGTTAACTTTAAAGAACTTATCTGCCCAACGTACTTCTTTATGAAGCATGCCTTTTTGAGTTAAGAACTCAGTAGCATCAGTGTCAGGAGCTAATGGATCATCACTGTTAGCTCTTTCCTCTTCAGTGATGTCGTAGTGTAATGACTTCTTCTTACAGTAGTAAGGATCAGCCGATTCAACACCGTACTCAGTACCGTTTGATTCAGTTCCAGCAGCTCTATCTGCCATTTCATCTCTGAACCAATCTGCTCTAGTATAGATGAAATATGAATCAGCTTGTTTCTGAACAGGAATTACTGGGAATACCTTATCAGATACGAACATATCTTGTGTCTGCATCCAGGCAACTGAAATATTCGTTAAGGATCTCACAATGTGAGTACCTATGTTTTTTTGTTGTTTCTTGATTTGCTTAGGCATCTATTTACCCTCCTTATTTCAATAATACACAGCCGATAGCATCCGCAGCGCCACCAACTTCGCAAATTCCAACAGCAATACCTGCAGCCAACGGAATGAATTTTCCAGCTGCATCAACTTCCACTTGTTCACCGGCAGCTACAGTAGCGCCGAATACACAAAATGATACACCTAATGCGATCACACCTAAAGTTTGACCAACATCAACACCATCTTGGATGATACCAGTAATAGCAACACCAGCGCCAGCTAATGCGATATCACCATTGGTATCTCTTACACCTGCTAGGAATCTACTAGCAGTGAAATCAGCTGCAGCAGTTCCGTTTAACTTAAGTTTTGGCATTTCATAAGCTTTTGTAATAGGCATTTCAATCCTCCTTACCCTTCATATAGATCAGGATTTTCTTTTAGAACTACGGCGTAAGCCTGCTCATAAGAAATTCCATCTGCTTTAGCTCTTTCCTTAGTAAGAGATTCTAGCTGTTCGCTATCATCCATTTCCTCTTCAGAAGAACTACCTAACTCTTTAAATAAATCTGATACTTCTACAACTTGATCCATTTGCTTTAATAAGTCAAGAACCATAGTTTTTAATTCTGGAGATTCTTTAGCTAACTTTTTATAGTTATCTTCGAATCCATCGATTGTCTTAGCAAAGTCAATCTCTTCTAATTCTTTAGACAATGAAGCTTCAAAAGTTTCTTTTTCAAGTTTCTCTTTTTCTAACTTCTCATCATCTCTTTCCTTTTTCATCTTAAGGAAAGCTTCCTTTGCAGGGCCAGTCAAACTTTTAAGGATTAATTCATCCTCTGTCATTTCTTCTTCTTTAGCTTTTTCGATGGCTTCTTCATCCTTCTTATCAAGCTGTTTTTGAAGATCAACTGACGTATCTTTCTCTTTTTGAAGTTCAGCAGTTACGACTGCTTGTTCTTCTTCTGGCAAAGATTTTACAATTTCTTCATAAGTCTTAGGCATTTTTGGTCCTCCTTCATCTTTTTTAGCCTTAAATAAAACAATATCTGCAGCTGAATTAGCACCCTCTGGAACTAAATCTACCCTATCAAATGTTGCTTTCTTTATTTTGTGAGTAGCAAACCCTGGATTACTCATCAGTCGCACCTCCCTCATCCTCTATGGGTTCTACGGTACCTGTACCCTGGATTGAAAACATTGAATACTCTCCATCTTTGATCTTTTGGAAAGCTACTTCATCTTCTACGTGAAAACCTATCCACCAACCCTCAGGTAATGTACCTTCAGGAATACCCATTAAATCCATTTTTTCTTTAGTGAACATCATACTTTCAACAAGTGTACCTTTTGATTCACCTGCATGTCGTTCACCCATATCTCTAAAGTCAAGTACAAACTCATAAGCGGCTTTTTCAAGCACTTCTGGTTCCATAATATGACCATCGTAATCAAGTGGATAGTCGCCCTCAGCATTTAATGATACATTTGCCCATCCAAACACTAATCGCTCATCCCCTTCTTCCGAGGTCTTGCAGATGTGTACTTTTTCCCTAGATTTCACTAATATCGAATCAAATCTACTATTTACAACATTCCAATTGATATTATTTAGCACTTGTCTCACATAAGCTAATTTATCAAACTTAAAGTCAAGAATCCTTGCATGCTCTTTCATATCAAGTGCAAATAATATTTTCATATCATCAGGTAAATAATTTCTAGAAGAACTAACAACTAATCTTCCAAAGTTATAATCAAATGCTATGATTACCCAATCCTGATCAGACCAAATAGATCTTGAAAGTACCAAATCAAATAAATTCTCCAGCGATCCAAATGTTTCCGTAATTTTGGTCATTAAACCTGTATTAGGTTCGCCCGATTTCCCTAAAGCTTCAAAGAAACTGGAATGGAATAAAAGATCATGTACATCTTCTGTATGTGCCCATTCATGTTCCTCCCAACCAAGTCTAACCATATCCTCGATATGATCAAAATAAGATAAATGCATTTCCCACTGTTCTGTTGAGAAAACATTTTTCACATCTATCGCTTGTTTTTCTATAAACCCAGAAGCGAACATCGCCTGCATCTGATCTATTGCGTTTGATCTTGCATCGTCTCCGACAAAACAAGTTCCCGACTCTCCAAATTTCCATCCGGATTGTCCATCGGATCTACATCTCATTAGTGGCATCAGTTTCTCCTTCCTTAATTATGTCTTTATATTGTTTAAATTTTGCACCGTATTTTACTTTTATTTCTGAGATCAATTCAAAATCTAGAGGTTCAATGGGTCGGGGCATATTAGCATATTCATCTCTAAATACTACAAACCACTTCAAGCCATTCATTTCGAATATCTTACCAATCTCTTCTTCATACGTTTTATTTTCATCACCCACCAAGGGATCACAAAGATCTTGTTCCGAGCCTATTTGTAAACAAAACGCTTGATACATTAACTCGTTATTTAGTAACAATTCGTCCATAAGCTCCTCCTACACTTTTCTAAATACAACATTTAAATTTGCTGGTGTTACGGTATTTCCCACAATGTCTGTTTGCCCATATACTTGGAATACATCTCCTGTTTCTGCGTATATTGGTCCTGTTATAGACATATTTTCTGATTTGTCATTTGCAACAAAATCATGTGGTGATTGTGCTTCTGGAATTAATACATCGTTTCTAAATAATGCATAAGTTAATTTAGCTGCACTTGTTAATGCTACATCAGATGTGCCGTTTACTTCTAGCCAACCATCTTCAGCATTGTATGTTAATGAACCATCTACATTAGCTGTGAATTCTTTATTCACGCCCGATATACCAAATACACCTAGCATTTTATAGTAAGTATCTGCTAAAGCCATAGGAGTTGAGAAAGGTGCTGTTAAACCTATCGCGCCTGTATATCTCAATCCATCCATATCTTTACCCGTGTTATTTGATTCATAAGCCATGTGTTCACCTCCTAATTAAAGTGTATGACTACTAAAGCCAACACGTTTGTTCCACTTGCTTTAGCCTCCACACAATGTCCTATTTCATTAAAGTGACCTTCTAATGCTTGTATCGTACCGCCAGATGGAGCGACTAACATATCTGCTCTACCATCTGTAGTTGATGTAAATACCCAATAATCTCTTACTGCAGTTATCCCATCTTTTATTAATACTTGTGCCTTACCTGATACTACTACCCACACTTCCTCGCCATTAGCAACGCCGTCAGAATACATAATTCCAATTGTGTCAACTTCATTAGTTTGAATTACTACCGCATTATCTACAACGGACGAAGCTTCTAGTAATGTTCCTTTTACGCTATTCGCTCCTGTATTATTTATCATTCTTACAGCTATTCCACCTTCAGGAGTTATTCTCATGAGTGTGTTTTGTTCATCTAGATATGCACCTGTTAAATTAGATTCATACTTATCCATTACTCAATCACCTCCACCCAATCCTTCAATACCATGAATGGGACAAAGGTACCTGTACCATCATCAACTAAGTATGGCTCGTATATTCCACTTCCTTCAAATGTTTGAACATAGAATTGTTCATTCATACTTAGGAATTTTCTAAATTTAGAATCACATTCTGAATGTCTTTCTATTGGTTCCGACGTCCATAATATTTGTTGTTTATCTTCAGATACCCATTGTTGTTGTAGTGTTATATTCGCCATATCATCATGCGCCAGTATTTTATTAGTTCCAGCTAAATGGTCAGTTGTTATATCATTTAAATCTGTAATGAATATACCGTTGTATAAATCAGCCCATCTAATATATGCTCCTGATTCCCAAGCTCCACCCGTAGGTGTTCCAGCTATATCGCAAACAACTCTATCATACTTAATACGTTTTGAGTATTGCGCTGTTGGATGAAGACCTTCTTTATCAAAGCCTATTGTAATACTAGAATTTAAGAAGTTAGGAATTATCTGTTCTGTCTCAAATGGTATTAATGCGGTTACATCTTCGAACAATTGTAATGCTAATATATTATCTTTTTCAGCATATACCTGTTCAGCTGTCATTGAAGCGTACGATGTTCCTTTAGCTCTATCAATTGCAGACAAATTTAATGAACCTGTTTCACTAACACAAAATTCAGTCCATCCACTAGGTCTTTCATCTCTGACTCTAAAAAGTGCAAAGTTTAATCCTGCTGCACCACTTAAATCTTCTTTGTAATAAAGGTCTTCAAATTCACCACTACCACTATGTGAAATTTCTGATTCTGTACCTAAATTTGTCTGTACTGAAAACTGCACATCTGTTGTATCTGCTTGAACTATAGCCCAGTTAAGGAAAGTGTCTGTTGTATTATATCTAGCTAATATATTTTGTGTAATCCCTTGGTATTGAGCTGTTGCTATTTTACATGCGACATCATCTACTATTGAATCAATTCCACTCCAAGGACTTGTACCATTCTTATACTCGTAATTATCAACTTCGTTTCTAATAGCCACCGTATATCCTTGAGTATCAGCAAGTGATTCCTCAGTTAATATAACCTGAGTCGGTATCGCTGGTGAAAATTCTTGTTGAGCATATATTGGTCCGTTTCCTAATTCTGTTGTTAGTGGATACTTAGCATTTGATTGTCTGAATGTTGGGTCTAGATGATAAGCAATACCAGCTTTTGCAGTTGTTAAAAATGCTATTCCATTAGTCGGAATCAGAAATTGCGCTGAAACATCCCAGTTTGTATTTACCGTAAGACCTGTAGTTGCATCTACGTATGACAGTGGTTCGTTTTCGAATCCTATTAACTCTATATAAGATACACCATCACCAATAATCTCTAAAGCCTGTTTAGCTGGTCTTGATTCATAGTCTATCTTGTCTATCTCAGGTTCATTTAAGGATAATAAACCACAAGCGATTAAGTCTGCTATAAGGCTTCCACTTTTTTTGAACCCTAAGGGATTAAACCTAAAATCAGGAAATCCCGCATTTTTTAATCCCATAATTTCCTCCTACGTCTGTAAGTACCACTCATTAGTCTCTTCAAGATAAACATACCAAGCAGATTCATCAACCAATAATACAGTCTCTTTCTGTTTCGTTTCTGCCAAAGTAGTTACTCCTATACCACTAGCAGTAAAATTGGCTGCTAACATTTTATGGTAACTTACATCATGCTCTAAATTTGTTGATGTTTTACTCATTATTGTTCTCCTCTCCTGGTTTAGGCTCTACCGGTTCTGTTTGGAAATTAGGATCTATCTCCTTAGGATCTGCTGGAGTATTGTTGTCTGTTTGCCCAGCACTTATAATCTTATCAAATGCTTCTTCATCAACCTGTGGTCCACCGATGATTTGAAGTAGATAATTGTAAAGTTTAATATCCGATTTAATATCAAATCCGACATTCCTGAAGAATAAACCTATTTCTCTAATATCTGGTGTTTCAATCTCACCAGGTACCATTTTTGGAAATCCAGTAAATCCAGTAAAATTAATTTTAACCAATTGTGGTATTGCATGTTTATTAAACACATCTGCAATATTTTTTGCTTGTGCTTCTAAAGCACTTGCTAACAAACTCTTCTTAACATCTGCTAGTGCAAATGATCCAACTTTGTCAGCACCCATCATAACTAAATCTGAAAGTAATGTCATTGCAATTCTCTGATCATAACGATTTATAATTCCGTTAGTATCAAATTGTCTTGCTCCACCAGTACTCATTAGAGTTAACTTCCAACCAGCTGGTAATACTACACCTTCATTTTTATCACGACGTATTGCTTTTACAATATCTTTTGCAGCGGCTAAATATTGTTTCGCCTTAACATCTTTACCAAATACATCAATCCCTTCTGGGGGTTGAATTACTGGAAGTCCGGCTAAGTCTCTCTCAATACCTATACCTTCAATTTCCTCAATATTCTTTTTAAAATACCAAGGACGATAAGCATTTCTCAATAACGACTTTCCTTCTGGATTATTTCTAGCAACTCTAGTTCTAAATAATAATCCTTTTGACATAGGAATAGTTACTTCTCTATATGTCGGTGCTGGCTTTTGAACAAATCCCTTTATATCACCATTTTTCTCATCTAAGATCCATTTCCAAAATGAGTGTTGTGATCTAATTGGTAATCTTCTCCAACCAATCTTTCCATCATTGTGCACACTTCTTGACTTTTTAGGTGCAAATATACCCTTACGTCTTTTGTATACAATTTCATGAAAGCTCCAACCGTATTCAAGATAAGATAAGATTTCTGTAATCGTATCATTCCAACTCATATCCATATCATCCATACAAGATTCAACAAATTCTGCAATTTCCTTATCTAAAGGTGAATCACTTGCTGGCTCTACTGACCATGACGTATTACGTATCATTTGTTCTGACATGTATAACACGGCACCGATAACTGGATCATTGTCTGCCATTTCTTGATATACTTTAGCTGCTTGAGGATATCGTAAATTGTTAAGAAACTCTTCATACACTTCACCTGACCAAGCACGTAGTCCTGTACCGCCCAGTTCAGCTAAACTCGGTACTCCTTGTTTCTCAACAGGTGTTTCTTCGGGCGCTGTTTTACCTTTAAACAAATCTTTTAAACCCATGTACACCTCCTCAATTTATATCCTGTGCCAGTAGCTATCTTCATTATTCTCATCAAACACATTAACAGGCATTCCTGTAAATATATTTCCATTTAAGAAGTTAAAAGCTCCTGCTCCGGCATCAACAATATCATCATGATTTACGTTCGGGAACGATTTAGCCTGTGCAAAGAATCTTTCAATATTACGACATTTATGCCATACACCTACTTTTCCTTTTTCACACGCCGCACTAAAAGGTTTAGCTCTTTCAACTTTATTATTCAGTGATCTAATACCTTCAAACATAAACCCTTTAAGTAGCGATTTATGTGCTTCCTCTGTAAATAAACCAGAAGATCCAGGTTCAATCTCTTCCCTAATGTACGTAGCATACCCATCCATCTTAGCGATGTTTCTAACACGTTCATTAACTTCATTAGGTGAACCTTTAAGTATCTCAATATCTTCTATAATAAATCGACCATCTATCTGACTCATCAAATATCCAACCGTCTCATCACTCTTCTTCTTCTTTGTTGCTGCTAAGTCCCAAAATCTAACCTTTTGTCTGTAGTCATTAAGATTACCATTTATAATTGGGAACCATTCTTCCTTAAACATATTACCAGTAGCTCTGATCTCCCAGTCACCATCTCTTAATCTGGCTCTAGATACAGGATCCAACATCTCAAGTGATTGCAGATATTCTTCTCTATCTAAGTATGGGTTATCATCTAATCCCGCAGGAATAAATATTGCATCTGGCTGCTTTGTTTCTATTTTAACAAATCTTTCATATACCCATATACCAGAATCATCTTCTGGCGGATTGGAAGCACTACGTACTTTCAATGGGATAGTAGATCCTTTTAATCTTCTTAGACGAGAGAACATATATTTATAACACACCTCATAAATATGTGTAAGCTCATCATAACCAATGTACTGATATTCTCCACCCTGATAGTTAAATCTACTTTTGGCGGTGTCTAGATATCCAAACTGAAGAATTGATTTGATATCCTTTCTTCTACCAAAGGTTTCTAAAAATTCAAAACGTGTCTTCTTCTCATTCCATTTTACCTTACCTAAATCCATTCCTGGAGCTAACCATTCGTGAGCTCTTGGGATTAAGGCACCCGGCTTGTTAAGGTCTGCAAACGTTTTACGAAAGATTATTGCGGCGTATCCTTTTACATCTACATTTTGTAGAGCATCCATTAATAATGCATCCGATTTACCTCCCCCAGCAGCCCCACCATAAAAAGCCTCTCTGATCATAAGTAACATAAAAGCTTTTTGTTTAGGTGTGGGCATATGGGGAATGAACTCATTTAACTTGGGGGTTAAAAGCTGTTGTAAAGTTGCCATGTCATTGTAATTAAGTTTTGCAATGTCGTCGTAAATACTCATTCTGAATCATCTCCTAATATTGCATAACAACCGTTTATTAAAAAGAAATGCTTCTCCGATATTAACCTATACCAAACTAATGTGGTACTTTCTGTAATACTACTTACGAACCATTTCTCTTTAGACATTTTACATTGAAATAACTGATCTCCTTTTTTAAGGTCTTTAGCCTGTACTTTGCACATATCGCTTAATACAAACCTTTGATCTGAACTGACTTTAAAGACCGATCTTGACAATCCGTCTTCATTTATAAGTACCACATCAAAACAATTCTCGCTGTGCGAAAGGTTCCGCTTTTCGAAGTCCACTATTTTCCTAACTTTTCCGTCGGGGTTAAATAGTGAGTCATGTGAAGTTAACTCATCTATTTTTTTCCAACCCCAACTTGTTAAAATATATATTAAGGAAGCTATCATGACTCATCGTCTTCCGTAGCTTCGACTTCTTCAAGTTCCTCGTCTGGAATATCAATCACGTTACTTAAACCACCAACTTGATTTATGACTGCCAGTACTTTTGCCATTTCTTCAGTTATTTCATTCTTATTTTCTGGTGTTATCTCTTTTTTAATTTCTTGCGCCGGTGTTCCAGCACCAAGTAAATTAGTATTACTGTGTACATTTATACTAAGTGGAGTAGCTTCGCCTTCACCAACCTTATCTGGTGATAAACCTAATGATAAACGCTCCAACTTAACTGCTTTGTCCATTAATGCTATTACATCTTTAGGATCCATATCATTGATATTTGCTAATAAGTAATCGGTACTCTTCTTGAATAACTTACTCGCTGTCTCCTGATGTGTGTTTTGCATAGATCTTACTAATCTATGACGATTTAACTCGATGATTCTTTCTTCATTCATGTCGAATAGCTTAACACGAAGTTTCCAATGCCATATTCTGCTCAATATATCAAGAGTACGTACTTTTATACCTTCGATCTCCGCTAACTTAGATATATCACGTACATCCATATCACGGTATCTTGCGAAAGCCTTGTAAAGTACCACATTCTCTCCATTTAATCTGTCCCAGATAGGTCTTCCTTCGTAACAAGGTAGATCATCCACCGCTTCTATCTTCAATTTACTCATGGTATACGTGTCTGCGGACATTTGTTCATATGTTTCGATCTTGTCGTACACCATTGCACTGAAGATCACCATAGGATCTATCAAGTATATCATAGGAGACGCGAGGTCATTGTGCAATTGTGCCTGTGCTCTAGACACTATGGTAGCCCATTGATTTTGTTGCTGGACCATTTTCTTCGTATTTTCCCATTGTTGCTCTAATGTATAAAGGTCAACTACTTCTACCATAGACATATTGGACTCCTATCTGATGTTGCACGATGTTGGTAACTTAGCGCTGAGCGCATGATGTGACAGTGTCGTAATCTGAAAAAGATTTCTCGTTCTTCTTAATTATATTATAACATGGATTCTGTGAGAGAGCACGGGATTTCGCAAAAATTTTTTAGAAATTTTGAATGTCATTCATCGCCTTTATATAGGATGGATAGAGTACTGTGAGGAGGGTCAAGGAGGTAAGGATCGAGAGAATGTTGAGTTGAGATGGCTAGGGAGCTTGGGGCCCCCGGTACGACCCCCGGGCCGGTGCTTTTTCAGTACTTTTATATTAAAGTATAATGAGTATAATTCTATAACCTTTTTAACTTTATAATGAGTATAAATTTATAATGAGTATAAACTAATACCTATTGTATATTTATATTAACAATAATATTGTAACACTTATTAAGTTATAATCTGTATAATCTTTTAATCTGTATCAATTTATAATGATTATAAGGTAACGAGAGATTACCTAAATAAAGTTTTCTTAAGAAATTAATTTTATACCCGTGTAATAACCCTTAAGGTGTGTTATAATTAATATATAGTAAATAATATAATTTAAGGAGGTAAGGTAATGGTAGGTAATTATAAGGGTATAATAAGGGAATTATTAAGTAAGGGTTTATTAGAGGGTTGTGATATGGGGTATATTAATAATTTTTTAAATATAGGGGAAAGTAAGTTTTTAACCCTACCCATAAGTAATGGGTTAGTAGACTATATGTGGTGTTTAAGTGATCTTATAATATATAGGGGGTATAGTAAGGATAGGTGTGTAAAGGTGTTTTATAATTATTATAAGAATAAAGGGTTATCTTAACCTTTATTTTTATTTTACCCTTTCAACAAGAAATTTATTTTCTACCGTTGACATCATCACGTAAATATAGTATAATTAATTATAGATAAAAGATAGATACAAAGTGTATCAATCATATCTAATAGATAAAGGAGTTATCATGAAACTAACAGTAAAGAAAATAATTACAAAATCACAAATCACTTCAATCGTATCTGATGAATCAACAAGTAAATCGTTTAAGATGAGAGAATTATTCAATGGTGGATTAGACGTGAAGGAGATATCAAATTTATTACACGTGAGATACAACTTCGTATACAACATCATATCACGTCATTGTCTAGAACAACGTATCAGCGAATCACAAATCGAAAAACACAGTAACAAAGGATCGGAACTTAAATCAACTATTGAGAATCTAATCGGAGAGAATCCGGACATCAAAGTATCGGAAGTATCGAAACAACTTGGTAAGAATTACAATTACGTATGGAAGATTATGAAGGAGATCAAGGGGTAATTCCCTTGATTTTTTTTTGTTTAAGTGTCCACCCGTGGCCCGGTGTTTACTGGAGGATGCCCTAAAAAACCTCTCCCGGGCTGTCGAGCGCCCACACGAACCCTAGAATATACTTGAATATCCCCATAAAACGAAGCCCGGGCGGTCTAGCATCAAAGAAAGCTCCCAGTCTCCCAGGAGCGAATTCAGAGGTTACCCTGAAACTAACCGTTACTACATACCCCACTGTTCAAGGGCTTCATTTGTTACTTCTAACATCCTAGACACCATAATCAATTGTTTATCAAATCCCTCACCCAGAACTGCTTGTCTAAGTTCCTGTAAGAAATACCCGAATGCTTGGATCATTGCTACTTCGCTCCACTGTTCCGATAGACATGTGTCGATTGAAGTGGCTCTTAGTGCGTCTATTTCAGCATGACCAAATGAGTTCGCTAAATTGAACCCGAATGTTAATATGTGGAACATTCCAACACCTTCACTGAACCGAAGATCGTCAGACCAATCTTTCTTTACTGCTGTCAAAGTCTCTGACAAGATAAGTGCTGCGTTGTGTTCCTTCCAACATGTATACATAACGTTTCCGTAAGCCTTAGCTGACGCTTCGTTTAAATTTCCCAAGTTATATGATTTCATAATAGACCTCCTATAGTCCGTAAATTATAATTACTAATACCGCCAATATCCAAAGTACCACATTAATTACTATCTTCAGCATCGCTGCCTTCTTCCGTTGTCGATGTCGAATCGCTCTTCCAATCTATTTCCTTCCAACATTGTGTGCATGATCTACCATAACAAATAAATTTTTTACAGTTGTCGAAGAAGTTTCCAGGACATTCATCTACTATTGTAAGCTCCACATCGATATCTGGATACAAATTCTTCAACCTATCCATCCATGATACAACTGGTTCCATCGATTGTAATATACCAATGATTGTATTGCCCTGTTCCTCTTGGAAGAATTCCGTGAAGATCCCAAGTTGTTCTCGGGTCTTCCACTCTTCCGTAGTGTTCAAATACTCTATGTGGTTCTCTACCAAGTCGATCAATAGACCGATCTGTTCATTAGTTAGTTTCATGATCAGCCTCCCATACATAAGACACATGTTTTAAAGTGTCATTTAAGAACTCACGTACATAGTCAACATATCCGTACATCTCTAAATAAGTATCATGTTCCATGTATTCTTTATCTATCATTAACTTGTCCGATGCGAAGTCTGTCATACGACTTAACATAATCAAACCTTTAGTATCCATTTTCTTTTCCGAATAGAATGTTCCTGGGAACACATCGTTGACTTCCTTAAATTCCTTATCTGTAACACCTAGTGACACGTATTCTGAATGTAACGCGTCCCACATCTTGAATTCCCACGATTCTTTGTCCAATTCGTCCATTCTGATGTAATCAGCGATCATAGTTCCCAATTGTAGAGTAAGTTGTTTCTTTTCCCGTAATGGTATATTACTAAGTTTAATCCTATACATTTGTTACCTCCTTTTGTTCCGTTAGTTTCAGCTGTCAGATTATCTGACTTCTATCTATAATTAATTATAACATGGAAAGCCGCCTGGTTTCAATGGATTTTCAACAAGAAATTAAATTTCTCGTCAATTTTATTTTCACCCGACAAATCTCACTCGGTCCTAACAGCGGAAATACGAAAGTGACACATATCCCACCGGAACCACGGCAACC